TGAATCGTCTTTTGCATCAAGTGCTTTAGAAACAAATGCATATTTTTCTAGAACGGTACCTGCTGTACCAGTAAATGCACCATTTGCATCAACAACAACCACATGAATTTCATCATTTGAAGTCAAACCACTCTTATTGAAAACGTAAGAAGATGTGTTTGGTGTTGCTGTAAATTGAGATGCATATGCCCATCCAGCGTATGAACCGCCATCTGCTACAGAAATTTTTAATGAGTTGCCTAATGCGCCAGGAAAACGAGCAGCCCAGCCATTGTTTGTACCAACAGCATTACCTTGTTGATTTGCTGTCCACTCATCCAGATTTTTAATTAAAACACCAACACCAGTATTTGCTGTGGCGTTATTAGCACCACCTGCTGCTGTGTTTATTGAACGAACTACTTTTAAATTGTTTCCGTATGCCAGAAAGTTTGCTGCTGAGAACCAATATTCATAATTTGTTGAGTCTGGTTTACCAAATCTATTTACTAGACTAACTTCGTCAGAAATGGTGGTAACTTCACTGCATGGTCCCCAAGCAAAAGGTCCTACAAATGCTCCTGTAGAAGTAGCAACGGAAGGTATAACTGTAGTCAGATCGATTTCTGATACAAGTACACCCGCTGATAATTGAAATGCCATTGGATTTCTCCTTTAATTGTTGGGTCAATTGTCTTTGATAGTCTATTTAGTTTTTTACAACCTTGACATTGGGTAACCACGCTTCTCTGCGAAGTGCCAACGGTCCTCACCATCATCCTCAACTTCTTCCTGGAGACCATTTTCTATGAATCCAAACGGAGTCATGGTCTCATCAATTAGCATATTTTGTTCATCTAGCATCATCTTACGGATGTCAATATTGGTAGAGTCTTTGAAGAACGACTGTGCGGTCAACCAAGAAAACAGCACCAACCCCATTACAATATCATCATTACTACCTTCTTCTGCTGCATATGAATCTCTTACTCTGACAAAGGTATTCATCTCATTGATAGTATCAAAGTCATTAATAATCAACTTGTCATTCTCTACCAGAGTCTTTAAGTTGGCACAACCAATCTTCTTAACCGACTTAGTTGTCTTAATACCAAATGAAGTTGACCTTTTAAATCCTGATGAGATGGACTGACCTTTGATATGATGCTGCTCTGTCTTATAAATGTTCTCATATTCTAGGTCATAGTGGAGAATGTCTACGACCTGCTGACCAATATTGTTTGTTTCTACCAGTACAAATGCTTCATTGTATCGTTTACCAATTGAGTATATGACTGTCGGAAAGAACAATAGTGGTAATTTATTGTTTCGGTATCGTGCTACTTGTTTATATGGTGCTTGTGTAGCATCGAGTACATTGATGGTAGAATAATCTAAATTCACACCTTCAGAACAATCTACCGTGGCAATGTATAGATGACCAGGTATGGGTTCTTCATAGATGTTGAAGTTCTCTTCCATCGCAATCGGATCATGAAATGCCAACGACCTCAGTTTACTTCCTGATATCAGTGTAGCATTAGAACCAATAAACTCTGTTTCAAATTCTTGTCGGAACTGTTCTTCAGAAGTGTTTCGTATCGTCTCTTCTTTCCATAATAAGTCACGCCCTGGAACTTGTGACCAGTGAACTTCAAGTGTCTTATATGTTGAACGTTTTTCAATGGCATCTGTCCACATCTTGTAGAATAGATTCAATCCATTAGGAGTTGAAACAATAATTACTTTAGATGTTTGTCCAGATGAGATAACAGGATACGTTGATGTAAAGAACTCAACTGCCATGTTATGTGGAACGAACGCAAACTCATCAAGGAAGATTAAGTTATATGTACCACCACGAACACCTGCTGCTGATGTGGCATACGCAAATATCTTAGAACCGTTCTCTAACTCTAACGAACCTTTGTTCCATGTCATGATACCTTGCTGCAACCACTGTGGCAAGTATTCATATGCTTTTTGAATACGACCTAAAATATCACGTGCTAACTGACCTTTGTTGGCAAGAATACCAATGGTATATTCTTCATTAAAAATTGCTGCCCAAAGCATATAGCCCACAGTGGTAGTTGTCTTACCAACCTGTCGTGGCATCTTTGCAATGGTAAATCTATTCTCATGAAAGGTACGTACCATGTCCTCTTGAAAATCCCACATATCAAATGTGATAAGACCACGGTCAACGTTCACAATCTTAACGTAAGTTTTGATAAAGTATACAGGATCGTCTGCACACTTTGCGATTTCTAATACTTGTTCTTCAGTATAGGATAGTTCAGTGCCCGTTCTTTTGAGCCTAGCATTACCAAGGTATCCGTCATCCATTTTATTTAATGATGCTTCTCAACATCCATCCATGTTTTTGGTGTGCATCCAAAATGTCTTGTAAAAAATTACCTACAGCAGGTTCGTTAGCACCATCAGCAGCAACAATACCAGCACGAAGATGCATTATGAAACGATCATTATCCGCAGCAAGATCACGCATCATTGTAATGCCGTCTGGTATGTTTGTTGCTTCTTGTAGGTCTGCAAGTTCAAGCATACGAGAAAGTGAACCTGGTGCATATGAATTCAATGCACGAAGGTGTTCTGCAATAGGGTCTATCTGTGCAAATAAAGAAGTGTAAAGATTATTTAAGAAATCATGGTATTGTGGAAAGTTTGGACCTTCAACGTTCCAATGGTATCCATGTGCTTTTAAATACAAAGCAAAGTTTGTACCTAGAATTGTTTTGAGTTGTTCAATTAATGTTTCCATTACGTTTCCTGTTTTTGATTTTTAAGCATCTTCACCAACTGTGCGGTAGATCCGACGAACACTGCTTTATCTATGTTCAGATTATTTTGTGATTCCGCTTTTGGTGCTAAATCTTTTTTGCGTTTCTGTATCTCAAGCAAGTCTTTATTCATGTCTGCCAAGTTCTTCATCAAACCAGACAGCACCTCAAATGCTCTTGGGTGTTGACCATCTCTTGCTATGAGCATCAATTCATCCACTGCTTGATTGCCTTGGAGTACCAGTCCACGAATGTTGTCTCTTGCAAAGTCTGCATCAGCATTTACTGGATCAGCATAATCTACCACAGCAGGTAAAGTTTCTACTTTTGGTTCTTCTTTGATGGGTTCAACATCAAATAACTCAGAGAGATTTGCGTTTAGTTTTTTCATAATGTAATGTTAGGGAATTCTTTTATTGTTTCAACGAATCCAAATTCATCGCCCATTAATGCGGTATTTGGATTGGTTCTAGTCTGTATTTGTACAACATTAAGAGTATTAATATCCGTTATGGTAACATTAAATGCTGCACCAGTATAATCTCCAGTGAGTCTATCACCTACTTTAATGGACATATTGCCACCAGTTACAACCAATATGCCACTTGCAGTGTTACTGAAGTAATCCACTGTTCCAAAGAATTCTGAATTGTTAGCACGAAGAGTTTCTCCTTGAGCAAACACACCATTACCGTTGGCATAATCCACATAAACTTTTTGTATGTCTTTAGTGGTAAGATCAATCATCGAATTTGTATTCGCAGTCTTAATATATTTACCAGAGTTGACTGGTGGCCATATGTAACTCTTAGCGGTAAATGTTAAGTCCCAAAGAATCAATCGTGTTGAACCTTCAGTCAATCCACCTTCATACTCTACAGTCGATGCTACCGAATCTAATATAATAGGCACATTATATTTTTGGTCCATTTCAGGTATAAAATCTACTGTGACGTTGAAGTCTGGTGTAAAGAATGGTAGAATCTGTTCTAGAATCTGTGTACCATCTTCGGTGTTACGAACATAAATTGATAATGAAAACTGAAAGTTGTATGGTATAGGAACAAACTGTGTGCTTACCGTAGTGTTGTCACTACTCTTAGCAAAGTTCATTAAAGTTGAAATTTGCTTACGTTGAACATCGTATTCCAAACTGTCAAGATTGAATGACATGCGTGGAACAATAGTATTAATTGATTTTGTTAAATTAGGATCGGACGTAATTGCTGTTAGAAAACGTTCTTTAGGTGAATATGTAAGGGGTACTTTCCATTTTTCTTTTGGAACACCTGCTTGTGTGTATCGTACAATCTCTAAGTCATTAAAGAGTGTGCCAAATACAACTACCATCTTTCGAATGGTGCGATGATAGAACTGAGCATTACCTAACATTACGGTTCTCCAAACGGATTGTGTTCCGTAAAGTCTATGATACCATCTGAACCTGTTTCAATACGAGCATTGTCAAAGATGTCCTCAAATGCACTATTCATTAAAGCGGTATCAGAAATAACATTGATTGTCCATTGTGCGTTGCTTGTATTACCTTTGACTATACCTGTAGTAAAATTACCTTGAACACGATACACATCAATATACTGACCAGACACATAGTCATGGACAATTGCCTGAGCATTTGCTGTTGCTAAACTACTTCCTTGATATACTATCTCATCGTTTACATAACTACGTATACCGCCAGAAGAGAATAACAGTCTTGTTTTTGGATAGTAATCAACAATTTGTTCGTCAATCATTTTCAAACCAGTTTCAATAATCTCACTAGAGAATATAAACTGTTTCATCTTCAGTGCATACACATAGACATTACCACCACGACCACGGCCTAATGTGTAGAACATGGTCTGTTGATCTTCATGTTCAACAAATGTAATCTCAAAGAAGTTATTCAGTAATGGTACAAATATTAAATCGCCCTCACGTGGACGAGTATAACCATTTACTGCATAACGGAATCGTAGGCGTGATACCAACAGAGTTGCTTCATCACGAATTTCTAAACCAAATTTAGAAATAAAATCTTGCTCACCATCCATACCAGAAACATTCTCTAGGTACATTTCAATTGGATGAGCAGTGCGGTATTCTTTGAGTGTATCTTCACCATATAGATAATCTACTTGATCACGTGTGGTACGTGGTAGATAATAAACATCCATACCATATATTTTCAATGCCTCAATAACCAAGTCCTCAACGAGCAGTTGCTCGGAAGTTATCTGGTTCGCAGGAAAGTTATTGAAGTAGAAGTTAGTTGCCACAATTATCCAGTCAGAATTTCAGACGGCAACGAACCCATCATGTAGATTTCTTCTTCCATCTTTTCAATTTCTTGGATTGCTTCATCGTAAATTACTTGACCGTTTAATGTAACACCACCCGGCATCTGTATACCCGCAAACTTTTTAAGGTTGGATCCCCATTGACGTTTGATCAGTGCTGTGGCATACTTCTTTAGAAACCTATCATTCCATACATCCGTTACACCTTCAAGTGTGGCGGTTGCATTTGTATAAGTCTGTGCTGGATTACCAAGTAACTCTAAAGACGTAGGATTTGAAACTTTTCTTACTTGTTTTTGTTCAGTGCCGATTGTGATGAAGTCAAAATCAACAAGTTCTTGATCGAACTTTGTACTTGTACCAGTAACTGTATTAGAACCTGGAGCACATGATAACGTACCTGTCAATGTAATTGTGTCTGGTTCTAATGCACGATAGCATTCTATGATAACAAAGTTACCTGGTTGAACATCACGTGACCAATCAATGTCTAAGAATACTTTGTTTTGATGTCTGTTAAAACGAAACTGTGGAGTACCGGAGAATAATAGATTCAATGTACGAAGGTGTTGCATGGTAATTTCATATGACACATACGATACCGATGTGAAGTCATAGAGATCATGGAGACGTAATTGGTAACGCAGGTCAAACATATTCATTGATGCGTTAGATAAATCAAATGGCATTACACCAATAACAAACTGCACAGCATCAGGACAATAAATCCACTGCCTATCAATATCTTCAGCAGTCAGACAATGTTTCATAAACAATTTTTCTGTACCATCGTAATGATAATCACGCCAGAAAGAAAGTGCTTCGTCAATACGGTCATCTACCTGATCATCATCAACGTTGATTTCGATGACAGGAAAACCTAACTTGCGTAAGCAATAGGTTTTGAATTGTGCTTTGGTTGATATTTTTGCCATGATTGCTTATTTATTGTTGTGTTTTATGTCCATGATAGGATCACAATACCAGAACCACCTGCTCCTGCTTGACCTGTTGAATTGTTATTTCTTCTTGCTCCGCCGCCACCGCCGCCAGTATTTGTAGTACCAGCAACAGCATTGTCGTCTCCTGGACCACCAGCACCGCCACCACCATTACCACCAGGTCCTATGCCTGAAGTGGCACTACCGCCACCGCCACCAGCATAAAATGTTGGTGTTCCAGAATATGATGATGATAAACCTACCCCACCTGTTCCACCAGCACTCGGAGTTCCATTACCACCAACAGCACCAGCACCGCCGCCGCCGCCAGTAGCAACGTTAGGAGATGAGAGATTTCCACCAGCATTTCCTTGTCCTGGAGTTCCTGCACCCGCTGAACCAGGACCGTTACCTGCACCACCGCCGGAGCCACCATTACCAACACTAGAACCAGTACCCCCAAAACCGCCACCTATAGCAGTAAATGATGAGAATGCTGAATTTGCACCGTTTGATCCAATACCAGTATAAGGTGGTCCAGGAGTGCCCACACCAGCAGCACCACCTGCACCAACTGTAACTGTGTATGTTTGTCCAGGAGTTACTGGATGACTTGTTCCTGTTAAAAGTCCACCTGCACCGCCTCCGCCACCGCCACTGCTGGTGCCAGCACCTCCACCTCCAACGACAAGATAGTTTACTGTCGCTGATTGTGCAATGAATGTGCCTGATCCAGTAAATGATGTTATTTTTGTTGCAGGTGTAGATGAGTGTTTGAGTATGAATATACCTGAACCACCAGCACCGCCAGTAATGTTAAAAGGAACGCCACCGTTACCACCACCACCACTGCCAGTTGAAAAACTTCCATTACCTGAATTTGTTCCTCTTGCAGCATCTCCACCAATACTGGAACCACCTAATCCAAGAGTTCCAGAAGTATATGTGCCACCACCACCGCCAGCAGCAAGGTATACTATTGTGCCTGTTAGTGTAGTTGTTGAACCTGCACCACCATTGCCGCCTGCACCGCTTGTTCCATTTGATCCTACACCACCAGCACCACCACCACCGCCACCACCGTATGATCCAGGAGTATACACACCAGAACCGCCATTATTTCCTTGACTTGGTGTTCCTGCACCTCCTGGTCCAGGGTTCAGTGGTGAATCAGAAGCACCACCACCTCCAGAACCACCAGCAGCACCCGGAACGTTAGTTGCACCTCCATCAGGTTGACAACCACCTGCACCACCACCTTGAGCAATTAATGAACTGAATACTGAACTTGAACCGTTTGATCCTCTTTGGAATAAAGAACTTACACCACCAGAACCAATCTTAACTGAGTATGATTGTCCTGGTGCTACTGGATAACCTACACCTGATAGATAACCTCCCCCACCTCCACCACCCGAACCAACTTTTGCGGTTGTTCCCATGTTACCACCGCCAGAACCGCCACCTGCAACAAGAACATAATCAATAGAATCTATTCCTGGCGGTGCTGTCCATTGTCCTGATGCTGTGTAGATGTATCTGTCAACAGTCGGTTGTGTTGTGGGTATAGAAACGATGATGATGCCTGAACCACCTGTGCCGCCTATTTTTAATGTACCATTATATGTGCCGCCACCACCGCCACCGCCTGTATTAGTAGTTCCAGAAGTTCCATCATTTGAACCTGCTGCGCCACCAGCCCCGCCGCCACCAGTACCGGTTGTGCCGCCAACATGTTCACCAAATCCACCACCGCGACCGCCGCCAGCATTAGCAATATTTGATCCAGAAATTGATGAGTATAAACCTATACCACCAACACCACCAACTGATGCACCTCCATCCGAACCAACAGCACCC